CGACGTCGGTACTTGCAGACGTAGACCAGGTTGTGCCCGTTGACGACGGTGGCGCCGGGGTAGGTGGTGAGGTTGACCGAGATCTTCGACGGCTTGCCGCCCGGCGGCGTGTAGGCGGGATTGAGTGTCTCCCAGGTGGTGCCGTCGTAGCGCAGCGGATAATCGCCGGCGTCATTGAGTACCAGCATCCAATCGCCGGCCATGTTGGCGAGCTGGCTGGCGACGTAATTGCCGCTGGCCTGGCCGCTCTTGACCAGCGTCGGCGTCGAGAAGGTGACGTCGAACAGCTTGGTGTCTTGCGCGGCAAACATCCGCTGGATGTTGCCGGATGAATACTCGAAACTGGAGACCACGCGCTTGCGCAGGATCGTAGTGTTGGCGACCCAGAAGGTAGGATGCGCGAGGCGCTCACCAGCAAATGTCGCGGTTGATACGGCAGTGCTGGTATGGGCGACGGCGACGTTCCAGAAGGTGCCGTCTGCGGTGTCATAGGCCGTGTTGCCGACCGTGTAGACGTGCGAGCGCACCCACGCCGGCGCGTCGAGCGCGTGCAGATCGCACCACCGCTTGCAGCCGCCGCGGACCTGGATGCTGCGCATGGTCGGCTTGAAATTATCCAGCATGATCGCGCCGGCCGGCTGCATGAAGGCGTAGTTTTCACTGTCGATCAGGCCGCGCGTCGGCGCCGGGATCGTCGTGGTCTGCGTCTGCTGCGCGACTTGCGCGGGGATCGGCTGGCGGCGGAAATTTTGATATTGGGGCATGGCGGCTATCCCGGCGTTGTGTAGGGGTACGCCACGCGCGAACTCGACGAGATCGGCATCCGCCCGATGATGATCGGCGCCGGGCTATCGTGTCCCGCCGCCACCGCCAGGGCGTCTTGGTAACTGCCCATATCCTCGGCGTAGGAGGAGCCCTTGTTGGCCTTCCACTGCCAGATCATTCCAAGTTTTAAGATCCGCTCATCAAGCACGAAAGTGTCGAGATCGTTGAGGAAGCTGTCGCCGTAGCCGCCGCTGCTCAGTGCGACGCAATTCTTGTCCAGGTAAGTGAAGGAGGCAGTCTCGGCCGGGATGGCGGCGACCCCGCCATAGGCCGGCTTGATGCCGTATAATGCCGGGGAGAGGTGGATCTTGCCGCCCATGATCGTCCATTCGCCATGGGGGTTGGCGGTCCAGTTACGGGCACGGGTCCATGTCCATTCGTCGGTGTTGGGCATGAACGTCATCGGCGTCATCGTCGACGATGAGCGCCAGACATTGGTCGTCAGCAGCATGCGCTGGTAGTTGGCGGGGAGGTTGAAGGCGGTGGTGCCACCGACCCACACTTGATCGTTCGCCGCCGACGATAGTGGCACGCCGGTCCAGACTGCGTCGCCGGTCATCGTCGCAGTGGTGCGCAGCCGCGTCCAGTCGCGGGTGTCGTAGGCGATGCGCTGCGCCATTTCATTGGCGAGCGAGAGCATCTCGGTCATGGTGCGGTTGCCGGCGATGCCAGAGAATACCGACGTCGGGATTTGCACCCCGACAACGGCGCAGACATCCTTCACCACCGACAACAGCGTCATGTCAGGCCGCCTTATCCGGTCGGGCCTGGCGTGCCATCCGCGCCAGGGTCTTGCGGTTTATCGCGCCCTGCGGCGTCTGGCCGGTGTTGGCGGTGATGAAGTCGCGCAGCTGGTCGAGGCTCATGCTGTCGAACTCGTCCTCGCCAGGCTCCTTAGTGCGCTCCTTCAGCAGCTTGAGATCCTCCTGCATCAGTGCGTTGGCACTGCGCAGCGCCTCCAGCTCGGCCACCAGCTTGGTGTCGTGCGATCGGCCCTCGGCTGCAGTGAGGTACTCGGTCGCCTGGTTCTTCCAGTCACGCCCGCCAGGGCCGAGGTTCTTCAGCTCCTGGCCGTCGATCGCGGCCAAGGCCTCGATGGTGTAGACGTTGAGCGCGCGGAGTTCAGCGCGTTTGCCCTCGGTGAGGAAGGTCGCATACGCCAGCGGCGTGCCTGACGTGGTCTGGTGCTGTTGCTGCTTGAATTGCATGTATTGGCGCTTGAACCGCTCGGCGTAGGTGATGCGCAGGCGATCACCGGTCGAGGGGTCATCGCCCCAATGCGAGAACGCGGTCGAGGGATAGACGCCGTAATTCTTGGAGCCGGGGTAGTGCAGCTCGACCACTTCGACGTCGTCAAATATTGGGCGGCCGGCCTCCGCGGTCTTGCTCTCGTTCTTCGCCGCGATGTTCTTGAAGATCGCCACGATGGTGCTATCGGGATCGCGGCTGTTGTTTAGGAACTGCATGGGTGTCTCCTGGGTTTATAACCGGGACCGCCGCTCCCACAACGGCCCCGGTCTAAGGGCTTGGCGAGCCGGGTATCTAAGCCACTCGCCAAACACTTATAGGTTGTTACGCAGCAGGATTGCTGTCGTACAATCTCCAATTGAACAGCGGATTGGTCATTGTTAGCTCGCCCATCCATCCGATGAACTGAGCAATTGCGTCTTTATCTATAGGCATTTGGCCATCACCGTCGAAAAGTTTATCGAAGTTTCGCGACGGGTTATAACGCAGCCGGAGACTGCTGGTGTCTAGACCGTAGGTTGTATTGGCATCCATGTTGGAGCCAATACCGCCGTCAAGCACGATTTCCGCACGCTTTCCGCCGCCGATATATTCCAGCGCGCTAAACCCCAGTTTGCCGAGCGAGGTCTCGTTGGTCTGGCGTTGGATGGCGAGCGTTGCCGTGTCGTATTGTGCGTAATGCTCAGGGCTCATCAGCAAGAGATCAGCGTGGTCTTTGCCGCGGGACTGCCGCGTCATGATGTAGTTCAGCATCGGGCGGATGGTGTCTTTGTTGATCTGGGTGCCGAAGGTCGACAGCGAGATCGCCGGCGCCACGCCATGCGGGTCGTAGGTCGTGGTGCGCCAGATCGCGTTCGCCGCCTGCGAGCGGTCGATGCCGCCATAGATGCCGGCGTTGTTGGTGATCGGGATCGCGGTCTTGAGGCCGGTCAATTGCTTGCCGCCATTGGCCGAGCCGTCACCGTAGATCGCAACATCCATGGCGTCGTTGAGGGATTTCTCGGCGGCTTCCATGTAGCTGTCGAGAACGTCCATCAGCTGATTGTCGCCCTCGTTGTTGAGGATCTCCTGCATCGAGAGGATGATCGGCACCACGACCATTTTTGGTTCGTAGTAGGCGTCATTGAACAGATCGATCGCGGGATTGAGCAACTCATCGTATCCCGCATACCACTGCGCAATTTGCTTGCTGACCTGGAGCGTCTGCCGAATGCGTGGCCCGCTATAGGTCTGCCACATGCCCTTGCGCTTCATGACGGCGAGCAGGGCGTTGTTGTTGGAGACAAGGTCTTGGTAACTTGACGATCGCGCTTCAAGCGACATGCTGAGTATCTGCTGATACTGAGCGGTGGATGCTATTTGGGGCATAATGCCTCTCCCATGGGTTTAAACTCAGAGGCCGCCGCGGACATGTCTGACCGCTTCGGCTATGGCTTCTCGGCGACCGGGCGGTGGTCCTGGTCTGCGCGACGCTCCGTTTGAGGGAGACACGTCGGGACTTCCAGAAATCGAACGGTCTGTGGGTCGGGTCTGAGCCGATGGGGTGCCGGTCTGAGCGGCGCGGGCGGCAGGGTGGAGTAGCTCTGCCCTCTGATAGGCGGTCTCAAGGTCGAACCCCAGACGGAGTTCGTTTGCGATCACCTCTCCTAGTTCGTCGACCCGCGGGTGGGAGGCAGCAAATTGATCAACTGCACTGCGGGTGTAGGTATATTGCTGCTGGGTCTGCATCTGTTGCAAGTGATTTTTCAGCCCCACGATCTCCTGATGCAGGGCCCCGATCTGCTGGCTGGCCGCGGTCTGCTGGTTGCCCTGCTGCATCATCCGGAGCTGCTCGGGCGACTGACTGAGGATGGTGTAGGCCCAGTCCCTGGCGCCAAGCCGGCGCCCGTTCGAGGGATCGACCAGGCCGAGGTTGGTGATAATGGTGTCGATCGCCGCCAGCGGGTCCGAGCGCAGCTTCATCTCGATCCCGGTGTAGTTGGTCAGCGCCTTCTCCAGCGTGGTGCCGTGCTGCTGCGCCATCTGGTGGAAGCGGGCGATCGGCTGGAAGGCCTCATGGGCGCCGCGGTAGGCCTCGTAGGCCTTGCCGAATTCGTCGTGCATCCGGTAGATCTCGCCGCGGACGGTCTCGGGCGTCGCCGCCCAATCGCGCTTGCCGTGCTCGGCCATCCTGGCCGGGGGCTGGGAGTAGGGCGCGTGCGCCGGCAGCGAAGGGTAGGGTTGGGGCGGCTCCGCGCCGGTGCCGTTCGTACCCTTCCCGTTTTGGGCATTTTGGGCATTTTGGGCATTTTGGGCATTTGATGCGTCAGGCTGACCGCTGCGGGGCGCGAACCGGCCGCGATCGCGGGGCTGGTCGCCCGGCCGCTTCTTGAGATCTATCCCTTCGTTTTCAGTGGGTTCTGGCGGGTTGTTGTGGCCGGCCTTGGCCTCGGCAGTAGGGGGGTTGCGTTTAGGCGCGGATTTTTCATCTCTATTTGCAACCCCCTTCGCCTGGGGGCTGTTGGCGCGGTCGAACGCGGCCTGGATCGCCTCGCGCCGGCTCGGGGTGGCGTTCACGGGCCGTTCTGGGGCCTGAGATCCAATAGGGGTAGGCGTGGTGGTCTGGTCGACGTTGACGGGCACTTCCTGGGGAGGTGCGGGTGCCGGCGCACTGGGGGCGCTCTGTGGCGGTGCCACGGGGGTGCTGGTATCGCTCATATGTCGCTCCGTAACGGTCGCCGGGCTGAACCGGCTGGGTTGGTGCGGTCAGGCTGACCGCGGTTTTTCTTCAGATACCCGTTACGGCATTACAACTTATGCAAGTGTTCAAAACTGTTCACAACTTGCACAATCGGTGGCCTATTTGACCAATGCTGACCAATGCTGACCAATGACGCATTAACGCTTTTGCGTAACTCTATGGCCGGCCTTGTATTTCTCGATCGACTGCGCAATTGCCTCGCGGCGTTTGCGCTTCTCGCCGGCGAAAAGCTGCGACCTGTTTCTAGGCGGCAGCTTTTCGTTGCCGATTTCCGTCAGGCCGAGGGAGCGGCCGACCTTACGGAATGCGGATTTGCTGGTGTAAAAGACGCCGTTAACCTGTTCTGTTGGCTCCATAATATCGCTGATGACGTAAGGCATTGGCAAGTCAGAGCGCATTTGCGCATTTGAAATGGCGCATTTGCGCTTTACCCGCCAACGCCCTGGCGCGGTCTCGACCAACTCGGTCATTTCTTCTTCCTCGCCGGCTTCGATTTCGA